CACACAACACAAGGCATTGGAGAGAGCCATCATAGCCAGCGCTGATTTATTAGAAAAAAACGACTACGGTGCCGTAGAAGTGTTAATCAAAGAAGCAGTACAGATTGGACTAGCCCGTGATATGGGCACTGACTACTTCGCTGATCCCCGTGGTCGATTAATGGGCATTAAAGACAAGAACGGTCAAGTATCTACAGGCTGGCCTAGCATGGATCGCAGATTGTTTGGTGGAATGAATCGTGGAGAGTTGAATATCTTTGCAGGTGGTTCGGGCGCAGGTAAGTCATTGTTCTTGGCTAACTTGGGAGTGAACTGGGCTTTACAGGGACTTAATGTTGTTTATCTAACACTAGAACTTTCAGAAGCATTGGTGTCGATGCGTATCGATGCGATGTTAACTGGTATAGCAACCAAAGACATTTTTAAAGACCTAGATGATGTCGAAATGAAAGTTAAGATCATAGGTAAGAAATCAGGACTGCTACAGGTCAAATATATGCCTAGTGGTAAGACTGCCAATGATATCCGTGCATACTTAAAAGAATATGAAATCAAAGTTGGCAAGAAAGTAGATGTGTTGTTAGTAGACTACTTGGACTTGTTGATGCCCGTGAGCAAGAAGATTAGTCCCGCTGACTTGTTTATCAAAGACAAATATGTGTCAGAAGAACTGCGTAATCTAGCAGTGGAAAAGAACTGTGTGTTTGTCACAGCGGCACAGTTGAATCGCGGTGCTGTAGAAGAAGTAGAGTTTGATCACAGTCATATCAGCGGTGGCTTATCTAAGATTCAAACTGCGGATAACGTGTTTGGTATCTTTACCAGTCGTGCCATGCGTGAGCGTGGTCGTTATCAAATACAGTTAATGAAGACTCGTTCATCAAGTGGTGTAGGTATGAAGATCGATCTAGAGTTCAATCTTGAATCATTAAAGATCAGTGATTTACCAGAAGATGAACAAGATCACGGAGGGTCAGCACCGCGTGGCACAAGTTCCATTATTGACAATCTCAAACGTAAAACCACACTACAAGAAGCAGAACGTGAAACACCCACAGAAGGAGTTCCTGTAGGTAAAATACGAGCCACCGTAGAAAGTACTAAATTGAGAGAGCTGCTGAACAATATTAATACTAATGAAGAATAGCCGTATCTTTTTACATGAGTGGGTAGGCGACTACTCTGACGGTTATGTAGATATTCCGTGGCCCATGATACATCAACATGTGGATCCAGAAATTATCAGTTGGATCAAATCCAAAGATCTTTCTGAAGCGCAGATGATACTGGATCGCGATCAAGACGGTATGCAGCGTCTTTACGCTGAATTTTATCGTCCAGAGATTCGCACAGAGTTCGCCCTAATATTCGCTAAATAGTGGATGCGAGCAAAAGACTTCCTTTTAGAACAGACCAAGTACATTACTCTAAATCGCCGTTTAAATCCCAAATTGTGGAAAGACGGAAAAATGGACCTGCAGGTCATTGATAAACTTGAGAAAATTGCCGGGGCTTTTGAAGAATTCATCGGAATTGACTTAAACGTAGTGGATGTTACTGTGACCGGATCTAATGCTAATTATACCTGGACAGAACACTCAGATTTAGATTTACACTTAATAGTCAAGGGGTTACCAGGCGCGGATGCTCGTGAACTGTTCAATGCCAAAAAAGCTCTATGGAGCGAACAGCACAATATCACTGTGAAAGGCCTGCCTGTGGAATGTTACGTACAGGGCCAAGAAGAACAGCATCATTCAACTGGTGTGTATTCTATCATAGATCAGAAATGGTTAGTGGAACCAAAAAAAATCAAACCTACTGTCAACGACAGCGCAGTGGAAGCCAAGAAAGACTCCACACTGCATGACATCGAAACAGCACTTTTATCCAAAGATCTTAACAAGTTACGAACAGTAAAAGAAAAGATCACCAAGATGCGTCAGGCTGGTTTGGATCGTGCAGGTGAGTGGTCAGTGGAAAATCTAGTGTTTAAGATCCTGCGTAATCTAGGTATTATTGATCAGCTCACGGAGAAAATACGTGAACTAGAAGATCAAGAACTGAGCCTTGAGCAGTCCCAGTCTTTGCGTTAACAGTTATTACCTATCTGCGCTGTGTAGGGGTATAAGCTTCCACAAACCCTTGCCATAGATCACCAGTTCTTGCAGTCATCTTGGCTGCTAGTTGATGTGCTGACGCTTCTGCCAGCATTCGTTGCAGCAGTGTGAAACGAGCACCTGTGAGGTCTTGGTTTTTCACTGTTTGTCCAGTGACGGTGTTGCGAGCTTTGGCTAATAGATATTGTTGTTCCATGTGAGTATTTATCGTGGATCTGAGATCTTGCCCCACTTGATCTTTAGCCAAACACGTTCATGTACGTAGTAGTCTATGCTCAACAGTATGTGCAGCACAGTGGCAAATCCTGTGGCAGCAGCAATATCCTCAGTGAACAACCAAGTCCAAAATATAGTAAACAGCCATGCAGTGATTCTATAAGTGACCATGCGTGTGATAGTACGAGCTTTTGTTTCCATGGATTATTTACATGGCCGCGGATAGGGCAAGGTTAATTCTGATAGCGAAGCGAAAGCGCAAAAATTTTTTGTGTGCGTAGCACGTAGCGGTAAAAGAGATTTAGCGGGGAGTTAACAGAGCAGTTTATGATCAATCTACCAGATACTTATATTATAAGTATCAAGCATCAATCAAACAGAGTGCGTATGATTCTACTATGTTCTGGATACTTGATTAACCATATGTCTGCATGCACAGCATCTGTAAACAGCAGCCACCAATCTGTGGCAATGGCTGTGTTATTAATTTCTAGATGGCTGTATGAGCGTGGCCAATAATTCACATAATCGTGCCAGGTGGCTAATAGCTGTTGCTGCGGTATCTTGAATGGTTCTAGATACACTATCAGCATGGGATTTAACTAAAGTACCAGTGCGTGTATATAAACACAATGATGAGCATGACAACGATGACGTCACTGGCTGTCCATGATTTGTGCATGAAAAAAGTCCTAGCTAAAATAATACTTAGTGTATTTACTGCTGAAATGGGTCTACAGCTCTAAAAAATTGGGCGCAGTTTTTTTTGATCTAAGAAATCACTAATAAGTATATGATGCTAACAGTACTGACAACCACTGGGGAATACAACACAACCGTGACCATACAGGGTCCCCAGGGCGTGATTGAGATTAAGAATCTAGTATGGTTGCCTAGTGATCGGCAGGATCTTGTGGAGATCTGCTACTGGGAATCATGGGCAGTGCTACAGGGAGCATATCACTGCTGTTTTTCAATCCCTGGTAAGGTTACGCTGCTGATGCCATAACAGCCACGGTGTGATGTGTGCTAGACACATAATGAACCACATCGCTGACATTTCGTAGGGCCAAGCGCCACAGATGCTCATGGGATTGATCAAGCTGAAAATAAACCCTAGAAAGAATGCGGGAGCGGGTGTGAGTGAGAGAATCAGATATAGTTTACGCATGTGAATATTTATTGTGCCCAAATGGGTCCTGCGGGGTAAAAATTGGCTGCGCAAAAAATTAGGGTGGAGTACTTATGATTTCAGGGTGGTGATTTGCTACCCCTACTCCAATTTTTAAGCTACGCTTGTGTGCATGACCGGCCGCCTCAACATCTCGGTGACCTTCCCTTCCTTTCCTCAGGCGGTAAGTGGCCGCCACAGATGGAGTTGGCACTACCTTCATTGTTCTGTATCTGATCCATGCCGATGCCTCTGCCCTGCTTTGGATCCCACGGAGCATCACGCCTATCCCCTAACATAGTGCAGGCTGTGAACTGTGTAACTAACACTAACAGTGCTATAAGCCTAAGCATACCACTCCCACAACAGCTACCACCGCAGTAGGCAGCACGACTATAACACATACCAATGCTGGGTAATCGCGTATGTCCATTATAGTCCCAACACTATTATAGCAACACAAAAGCCCAAGCCGAATATGCAGACATATCCCACTAAACGATCCCCTAGCTCTGATAGCTGTGCGTCACTCATAGTTAGGCTCCTAACTTAGCAAGTAGTTTGACTGCTATGAAAATCGCAACGCCTAGTAAAAAGTAAAGTAAGTGTTCCATTGTG